TGTAGTTCAGAATCAATCTCGATCAATATATTCATCGTAGGGAGATAGAAATCAAAACGTAGCTTTCCATTTTTTAAATCTGGATAGGTCTTCTCTCGCACATAAGGAATATTGTATTCATGCAAAAGGACCGCAAATTTGTCTTCGATCTTACTCATGTATGTAAGTGGACTTTCTTTGCGATCCCTATAAAATTTTGCTAATGATTACAGATTTTTAATTTGGTCATAGGTGCAATCTGACCATATTTTATCCTCTGGACTACGGAAAGACAATATCTTTCCATGTCTAAGACGACCATCTTCTGTCAACTGCATTGCCCCAATTTCAACTACTTGATAACGCATAGTCTTATAATTCTTTTTTACTTCATCAGGAAGACCGCTGATGTAACCAATAGGATATTCTTCACCATCTTTTAATACAGCAATTTCAAGTGAGCCTGCCCAACCGTTATAATATGGCTTAGTCACGGGGATATATGGCTTCCCATTCATAAAAGCATCAAAATAATGATTACCCAGCGGCAGTCGTTCATCAGTCATAGAGTTGATCCAATACTGCCATGTTTCAATCTCTTTCCCATTATAATCTTTACTTGGGGCCGCTGCACGTCCCGTAAAGAAACAATCAATGGATTCTTTGAGTTCTTTCTTTATTTTCAATGATACACGCGCGGGCGTCCGCTTAAAATAAACTGGCGCATCTTTCTTCATTATTACCATGCCCTCGCGGCCATCTGCAAGCGCGCTCTGTAGTTTATCCCATAATTCTTCACCATGATAATACTGTGCATATTGTACATAGTCATGCGGCTGTAAAGCGTGGGAAATTGCATGAAGCATTTCAATACGCTCAAGAAAAGGTGTTTTTGTATAATCCTCACCATTATAACACATCACATCGAAGATATAAAAATTCAACTTTTGATCTTTCTCTTGTCGCAGAATACATCTATCCTTTAAGCATCCAAGTAAGCTGGTTATCTTCTGTGACCCTTCATTACCAGGCAACCAACACTCTGAAAGAAATACGGTGCCATTTGGTAGACTTTCCATAAAATCATGTATCTGTGGCACCCATGCCAATTTCTCTGTCGCTTCCCCTTTCACATTCTTGGAGCGGGCGACCATAAAACAATTACCATCTTCATCTTTAATTAGACGTTCATAATAACCATCAACCTTAAGCGCACCATAATAATCACCAGAGAAAATCATATTTCGTGTTTCGGTGCGGCGCTTCTCTTCGGGCGTGCCTGCTGTAAAAGACCAATATTTCATAGGTTCAGCATTAACCCAATCTATTCCATTTACATAACCCTTCATGTAAACACCTTCTTTTTAATTCTATATATATTATACATTAATTTTCTTTAAAAAGCAAATCTAAAAATGTTTGTGCTTGCTCTTTCAAATGATCAATATCGCCCTCATTTAATATTTCATAATCATAATGAAAGTTAAATACATTTTCATCTGATGCATTTGATGTATGTTGCTCTTCTGCAGACGGCCGCCTAATGAGCACTGTAGCAGCATTAAGATATTCTTTAAACCGTTGAATCTCTTCCGGTTCACGCGAATCCACAAATAATACTGCTCGTGCATTACTCAAACCGTATGCTTCTAAATCATTATCAAAAATTCTTAATGTTTTAACAATATCTTTATATGGCAAATCATTAAAATTTACTAAAAGCTGTTTTAAATCGCTAAGAAATTTACGACTTTCTGCTGTTTTTTTACCATCCCAGTCTGCGGCCCTGGCAATTTCTTTTACTTTATCAATTGTAGAACGCTGTCTACAAAATGGCCCCATAATTGCTTGACATAAATCTTCAAATGTAGTTTTACCAGCACCAGGCCGTCCATTAACAATAACTACTTTTACCATGCTTTTAATAACCTATCTGCCCATTCATTAAATGGTTCTTTAAAAAATACAATATATTCTTTATCATATACATCACCGGCTTTAAGAGTTTTTAATACTTCAATCCAATTAGATGCATCTTTTAAAAAATCTTGCATCCATGAAGCACTACGTAATTGACTAATAACACTATCCATATGTTCTCTTGGGATTTTATAAAATACTGCGTGCATATAATAATTATAAATATTAATTAATGTTTGTGAAACTAAAGCTGGATTCATAGTTTTGTTTATCGAAGCTAAAGTTTTTAATCCTTCAACTTGGCTAACAATATAATTCATATGAGTATTAATAAAATATTGTTTAGTAGATTTAGAACGTGTTAAAGAATCATCATTAAAACGCCATAAATATGTTACCTCTGCAAGTTCACCCCGTTGTTTTGTAGAATTCCATGCTACTAAATTAAAATAAGCATCTTCATCAGTTTGTAAAGGTAAAAATCGCAATCCTAAATTTTTTAAATATTGTACTTTATAAATTTTACCATGAAACCAAGTAATAGTACTAGCATTTTGAGGTAAAAACATATCACCCTTGGCTTTTTCTTCTCTGATAAAACTTGATCTTACTATATCATAATCACCTAATTTTGCCTGAGTATATAGTATTTCAACTGCGCGCGGCATAAGCATATCATCACTATCAACAAACATAATATAGTCACATTGTGTTGAATCTATTACACGTTGGCGAGCCATACCAGGACCACCATTTTCTTTACCATGTATAACACGTATTTTTAAACCACGATGTTGATATTCTTTAATAATATCTTGATAATTTTCACCGTCACCATCAATTGAAAGACAGACAATAAAATTATCTTTTGTCTGCGCTACTAATGAATCTAATGCTTTTGGCAAAGTTTTTCGTGCCTTATAGACGGGTATACCAATTTCTAACATTTAATTACCTCTCATAATAAGTTTCATAAATTTCTCCCAAAATGGTAAGGTATTTATTAAAACCTCGTACTAATTCAATTTCAAAATCTGGAACAGAAATATTAAACATATCAAATCCAGTTAATGTATAATGTAAAAATTTATATTTTTTAAAATATTTTAAATAAATAAAAGTAAAAATGCTACCTGTAAAATAAAATTTTACTTTAGCTATTGAATTAACATATGATGCTACTGAAACAAACCATAAATCTTCATGGTCATGCGGATCAATATTGCTTAAGCAAATGGATTCACCATGATGCTCAATATGATAAAGTAACCATTTAATTCCGGTTTCACAAATTTCATCATACATTTTAAATTTTTCGTCCATTTTAAACTCCTTACCTTATTAAAATAAAGGCTTCGCCTCGTTTTCTAATTTCATTATATCATATTTTATAAAAAATGTCAATTTTTTAAATTATTACAAATAATAAAGCTACTTATATTAGAGGTGATAATAATGAACAGAAGAATATATAGGACTCCTATTGTCCAATCAAATCATATAGACAACGATTTTGCAGAGAAAGTGGAATTAAAAGTTACACAACCTCCAAGATTATATAAAGTTCAAATTATACATTCCAGTTTGCGAAAACGCAGTGCGCCTTCCATAGACGCTCCAGTTATAGGAATTATTAGTGATGAAGGTATTTATACTATTACCACAGAGCAAAACGAATGGGGATAGTTAGAAGATGGTAGTTGGATAATGTTACAATATACAAAACGGATACAAGATTAATATGGGCAAACATCTTATTACATATCTTTTATGTCTTTCGTTAATGTTAGGTCCTTCTACCAAACAGGTTAAGGATCATCAATATACCATCTTAATTCCCAAAAATCCAATTAGCTTGATAATTTATTATCATTGTAATAGTGTGCTGCCGCATGTAGATGGAAAAACGCCAAAACATGCTTTTAATTTTTAGGAAACATTAGCAAAGTTAATTTTTGATCAAAATCAAGATGCAATTGTGGTTGTTACATATCAATATAGTACAAAATTAGTAAATAAAATTGATAAATTAATTGATGAATATAATATTAAAGATATAGTAATTTCAGGTTGGAGTGCGGGCGGCAATAATGCCGTACAGGTGGCCGCAACTTTAGCAAATGAAGAACGTAATATATAGTTATTATTAATTGACTGTAATCATACTAAACAAGTACCAAAAAAATATTTTAAAACATTGAAAAAAAATAATATTGAAATACATTTTACTTCTAATGTTACTGGTCGTATTAAATATAAAGTTTTACAAAATATTACCGACCAAAAAATTCCTATACATTATTATAAATTAAAACTCCCTAAAAATTTTTCTGGAAGTCATCATATATATTGTCGCAATTGTGCAGTTAATTATAATTTATATGGATATTTATTAGGTACAATTGAATTAAATAAACATTATACATATGGCTACTATGATTATTCTGCAAAAGATGTAATATTTACGAGGTAATAATATGAGTGTTTCTTTATTTATTGCCTTATTTGTTGGCGGCGGCTTAGTTAATATACTTTTAACTTAGGCAATTAAACAATTTTATTATAATAGAAAACAAAGCGCAAGTCCTAATGTTATTGCACTTATTAATGCTATCATTGTGGGCGGCGGTGGCACAGCATTTGCATATATGTTATTAGGAGTTCAATGGACGGTTAACAACATTTTGTGCTTGGCGGCCATGATGTTATTTGTATGGATGGGAAGTATGATAGGTTACTCCAAAATTTTAGAGACCTATAGACAATTTCGTACTTGGTAGATACAAGTAAAAAATGGAGTTGATGTAGTTGATGCAACTCAAGAGCTTGTGGATAAAGTAAATTCAGAGAAAATTTCAGAGTGAAAATTTGATTTTTCTGAAAATTTCTGTTATAATATATATAGAAAGTTCGAGAGGGCTTCAAAGCTAAAGTACCTTGAAAGTTGAATAAATAACTATCGTTTGTTGAACTCAGTGAAGAGCGGATGCGATGTCCGCGCTGAGAAACGCCGGAACAATGTTCGGGGCAACGAAACAGGGATACCTGTGGATAGCTGGCCGCGGTCTGATGGTGACTGAAAGACCGAACCTCGGTTGAGGGAAAGTAAAGGAGTTGTGCTGAGATTATCGCAAACAAAGACAGCCGTGGACAGGCGGGAACAATAGAGGTAGTCTGACAAAGATGAGCTGAATCCAAGTTAGGGTAGACGGGTGGTGCCGCAGCCACTCCTTGGAAACACCAACAATCTCGTGCGTGGTGACGTAGAAGAAATTCTACTATAACTGTCTACAGCATTCAAGTAGCGGAAAACACGATGACATTTACTGAGCAGAGATGATATTTGGCAACATCATTGACATGGTAATTCTGAATATCCCGTGAAAGATAGAGGTAATCAATCCTTTGATGGAATTGGTACTTGGCTGGAGTGGCGAAAGCTATTCCGAAAAGAACTGGGGTAAGAAGTTATAAGAGGACGCTTTTATGGCTCAGACTTATCTCCCATCTGGTCGAATATGTTTGAAGATAATTCGTAGGTAAGGCGAAGGCCTCAACAAGTCAATAGTTATTTATTCAGCTTTCAGTGTACACAAAGCGAACCGTTAACATGGATTTGCGGTAAACTACCACCGGCTATGTAATTCGACCCTATGGGAGTTGTAGTAGATATGTGGCAAGAAAGAGTGGAAAACGGTATACCAAAGAAAGCAAAGTAACCGCAGTTTAAACTTAACAGCCAGGGAGGTAAAGCGTATGAAAATTACCCAATTCTTCCAAGGCGGTCAGTCTCCGGCCAAAGACTGAACACG